CCCAACTCTGCGTAAGCAATATGACTCAAAGCATAAGATTCTTGATTGACATAGGTAAACTTCTTATAAGCATCCATATAATCAATACTTGAAATACCAACCAATTCAAAAACTTGTTGTTTTCTATTACCAAATAGTGTTATTTCATTCTCTTTATACCAGCCCCAAGGTGAAAGTTTATTAACCATCTTTTCACCAAGAACATTTCTTATACGATTGATCAAATATGGTATATCAAAAAACCTTGAATTCCATCCAGTAATAATATCTGGATAATTCATACTCCAATCATTCACAAATTCAAGTAAAAGGTGTTTTTCATTTGTACAAGGAACATATAGAATACCTTCACTTGGTTCATATTCTTGACAACCATATACTCTAAAAGTTTCTCCACAACGATAAGAGATAGCCAAGACTTCTTCTGTGGCGTCCATTACATTTGGAAAACCATTTTCAGAACTGGTTTCAATATCAATATAACCAATCTTAATCTTATCTATATCGTAGTCAATCATACCACGATAATTATCAGAAATAAAAGAATATTGGAATTGATCAAACCCGAAAACATTACCACCATACTCTTTCATGGATTGGCGAGACTCTTTCATAGAGCCCCATTTTACAGGAGCAACATTTCGATTATCTAGGGTTTTCCATTGGGGATTTTGGGGTTTATGAGATTCTACAAATAAGGTGGGCTCGTAGTTTACCTTTTCTTTGAAAGATTCACCACGCTCATTGACACCCCTCAAAGCAATGAAATTACCATGAGGCTGTACATTAGTATAAAACATTAAAATTTTTCTAGTTGATGGTCAGGGGTGGTCTATGTATTTAACGTAATTCACATTTAACTTATCTAAATTATTATAACACAATAAGATGTGCTTGTCAACCCATGAACGCCCACGATTGGCACCTATCACAAATAAAATTTGTAGATAAACTAACCACACATATTTCATATTTCCTCCTATGAGAGAAGGCCTGTCTTATATTGGGTCTTCCCATTGATTCTTAAAGCCGTCATTACTTTACCGCGGTTACTCCCATCAAGAACATAAGAACAATGTACCCATCCACTATTTGGGTCAACTCCATCATAAAATTCTAAAATGAGCTGATCAAATATTAAATTTTTTTCAATCCATTTAGCGAGATTTGGATTTGAAATTTTAGAAGATTCAAAATCTGCAGCCTGACCATTACAATGTTGACTTGTCTTTGATCCGCCTACTGCTTTATTTAATGCAGGGGAACGATAGCCACTATTAATACGAATAATTCCAAATTCATCTCTTATCGGTTGTAATATAAAATTACAAAGATTTACAAGATTGATAACGTGTTCCCTTGTAGCATCATTCGAGATTCCTAAACGATCAGCTGTAGAACTTTTTATCATTTCTTGATACCCAAAGTTTCTTGTCAACTTTCCATTATAAGCTGGTATCTTGGATGCCATAATATTTCTCCTAAGTTTTATCTATATCAACTGAGCCCGTAGAGGGATCATATTTGACTTTAAATGTTATTTCTATTGGTAATACTTTTCCGTCTTTTAATTGAACAGGAAGCTTCCCTTCAACTGCACCTTGTAATGCATCTTTTGCATTATCAAAAGTATGAGTAGGGTCTGCCTTTATTATTTTATCTAGTTCTTTTTTTGCACTATCTGGAAGAACATCATCTATCATTTTATCAACGTGCTCTTTTGCTAAATCGGTCGCTTTATCAACCACTAGCGCAGAAATTACGTTCCATAACAATCCAGCAACTGGTAACATAATAATCTCCTAAAATTGAAATCCTTTCGGATCTTGTAGGTATCTTTCCCACATTTCCATTCCACGTGCCGACATAGGCCTCGTGTCTGGTACTTTTTGAAAAAATTGATCGCGGGTTAAAAATTCATATTCTATCTTTTCTTCCACATCATCAAAAAGTACTTCTTTTAATACTTTTCTTTTTTTTGCCATCATATACTCCTCTCGTTTAATCTTGTTAATTCTTCTTCTGTTTCTTTGAACATTGTTATTGAAAATCTAGCAGTGACGGAATTAGCCTTGTGATAAACACCTTTTGGAATGTAAATCAAATCTCCTTCGTTTACTGTACAGCTCTTTTCAACATCCAGAGGATTTTGATAATCCCATCTTGTTACACCTTTATTCTGCCAAATCCAAACATCAACTTTATCAGCGTGAACTCCGAAACCAGAATTTGTTATATCAATTCCTATATAAAGATGGGCTGTTTGACACCCCAAATCATTTAAAACATCTTGTACGCAGTTTATTCTTACAGCATTATGTGATACAAAAAAGCCACCACCTTGAGGTTTTTTTACTACTTCGTTTTTAGATATAGAATCATTTAAATTATAAAATGCTTCATCCCAGCTGGCCGTATTATAATTGTAACCCTTTCTAACTGTAACTACATCCATAATTCACGTTAATAATAACCTTTCTCATTACCATTTTAATTTTTTAATTTAAGATGATTTCTATATCCTTGTTTGTCTGATTGATAAAGATCCCATTCTGCATTAACATTAACTTGATCTGAACTAAGTCCAGTTGCATCTATTGCTGCAGCAAAAGCTTCTTTAGTATCCCAATGAGTTTTATTAACGTACTCAGTAACAGTTTCAACTGCCTTTTTAACTTTTTTTGGAGTTGTTAAAATTTTCTCCATTGATTTAATTGCCTTTTTTTTACTTTTACCTTTACTTGCCATGTATATCCTTTCCTTTACTGTGTTAAAAATTTGTAAGCTGGGGTTTCTTTGAATTTTTCTGAATTGGATGTATAGGCATCATAAAGGGCTTCAATATTAACAGGAATGAAATCACCATTGTATAACATTCCTGAAGAAGTTACTGCTTCTGAAAATTCTTCAATCGTATCCCAAGTTACATCAGTAATTAACTCTTCGTCATCATTAATTTCATTTATCAATTCTTCTTCAACTTTTTCTAATTCAGCAATAAGATCTTCTTTATTGTGTCTTCGATCTAACTCTATTCCAAGAGTTCTTCCTTCTTTTTCTAATTGTTTTTTAGATTTCGATTTTCTGGATTTTGCCACTTCACTACTCCTATTGGGGTTTTGTTTGTATTAATTCTATAATATTATTTATAATCCCCCAATACTGCAGGCAGGATTTCTGGTAAACAACATTGGGGGCACCACCATAATAGCGTTAACTATTATTGACCAATAGGAATCAGTCTAGGTTTTTTTTCATCTGGAATTACCCTTTCCAGATTCACTATAAGCATACCGTTTTGAAGATCGGCACTTTTAACAATGATATCATCACTCAGTTGAAATGCTCGAGAAAAAGATCTCTTGGCAATTCCACGATGTACAAAACCGATTTCATTGTTAGAACTTATTTCATCATTATCACCCCCATCATTATCTTTCTTGATAACTGAACGGACAGTAAGAGTGCCTTCAGTTACTTCAACTTCAATGTCACTTTTTGTAAATCCAGCAAGAGCTAGTTCAACAACATACTGTAGTTCATTGACTTTACGAATGTTATATGGTGGATAACTGGTTTGGGCAGTATCCACAGTAGAAAGACGATTAAAAAATCCATCGAATCCAACGCTGAATCCGAGCATTTTTTGTAAGTCTTGTGGTGTGGGGAATGTGTGTGGTGCTAATGTATACATAGGGCCTCCTTTAAAGCGAGGTTAATATTACACTCCAATCTTCAGCACGTAGACTTGGAGTAAGTTAGAGGTTTCCACTATGGACAACCTCAGTCGCGCCAACCCTCTCCTTTGAAGAGATGTTCGCAACGATGTTTAAAAACAGTCCAAAATAGACTGCTTATAGAATCTGACTCATAATGTCCAGATCCTTTTACTATCAATTTATACTTATTTTTCATAATCACTTCTTCAATTTGCCAATTACCATGTAAGTATTTAGTCATTTTTTCATATAAAAGTTGAAAAGGGTGAGTTTAATCACCCTTTGTCAGATAATATATGACTACCCTTTGGAATAAATTCCCCAAAGTACCCATACTGCGACTAGACCAACTAGACCTTCGCTTCCAAGTGCTTTGACGAGAGCTGTTACTGAACCAATGACATCAATGCCAATGAAAGGAACAGCTGCTCCGAAAAGAATTTGAAGAACCACGCCCAATGCGATTAACGCAAGGCCAGCTTCTGTAAGACTGCGAATCCAGCCTATTGCTTTGTCTAACATAGGATTACTCCTTTACTTGTGTTATAGTTTTGGCTATTTGCCTGTAGAACCAAATCCACCTTCACGCTCGGTTTTCTGAACTGGTGGTTTTTTGATTTCTGATAAACCATGATATACCTTTTTCACCAATTCAGCTTGACATATTCTATCTCCATTATTTATTACTTTAGGAGATTGAGATATGCTAGTCATCATAACGAAAACAGGATCTACATAGTCAGAATCTATTATACCTTCACAATTTGTTAGGTATAAACCTTCTTTCCAAGCCAAACCTGACCTAGAATGAAGTCTAACTGAGTATCCCTCTGGAATATCAAAGATTAATCCAGTAGGAACTAATACTCGTTCCATGTTATTAATTTGAAGGACTCCGCCTTTAAATGGTTTTTCGATCAATCTATTTAAAGTATCTTGGCGGACTTGATACTTTTCTAGTCCATCAAAACACGCATGAATGTCGAAACATGCTGAACCTTCTGTTGCATAGACAGGTTCTTTAGCATTCTCATGTAATTTATAAAATTTTAATTTTGTTTCATTCTTGCTGCTCGCCATCTTCATTCCTTTTACTTCCAATATTATATTTTGCTGTAAGATCCCATTGGTCTTTTTCTTTAAAAGATAGGATCTTTAGTTGATTCAACGGAACAACTAATTCACTTGAAGATTCTGGATTCACTAGTGCAATTAAGCCCCATTCCGATAAAAGATTTGCTATTGTGTTACGTCTTGCTTGATCATTTTCTGAAAAATTGGTTGGTTTACCATCAAGTGCAAATAATTCTTTAAAGTGTACGATATAGTATCTACCTTGTTTATGTAGTATGTGACAAGATTGATATAATATTTTATCTTTTCGGGAAGCTACCCCGATCCTAGTAAGTGTCTCACGCACCTTGAGAAAATCATCTGGATTTTCTAGAGTGCACTCCACCATGTTCTCTGTTCCTGTTGTCATATTCCACTCCACCTTGATTCAGTTTATCTATGATATAAGCCAACTGATCCTCAGAAAGTATCCTTAGAGCATCTTTGGCTTTCTCATAACTAAATCCATAATACTCTTTCACCAATTCAACATTCTGTAGTTTCTCTGGTTTCAGCCACTTACTATACCTTCTTTTCTTTCTTATATTATTTATAAGATAGTCAAACTGAAGTCTGGCATCAAGGTGGTGGTTTCGGTTCATTTCATTTACTTGAAATATAGTGTCCATAAAGAAAGATAAGCCACGATTAACAATAAAAGATGAATACTTCCTCTCATCTTGTGGAGTAAGCAT